GTTAGCTGGTGCCGGCGCTCAAATTGGCATGTCCGAAGGGGATATTTTAGGCTTTGCGGCCGCTTTAAGTTCTGTTGGTGTAGAAGCAGAAGCTGGGGGATCAGCATTTTCTAAGGTGATGATCAACATGCAGTTAGCTGTTGAGAAAGGAACAGGCGCTTTTGAAGAACTGAAATCTAATGCGGATGATCAAGGGGTATCATGGGAGCGACTTGTTTCTGCAGTTCGAAATGGTGGAAAAGAATTAACTGGCGTATCCAAGGAAATGGGCCTTACATCTGCTGAACTCAAAAAGATGTATAAAGAAGCTGATAATTCAAAAACAAGCTTAGAACAGTTTGCCGATGTTGCCGGGATGACGAGTGATAAATTCTCAGATATGTTCAAATCTAATCCTTCTGAAGCAATCATGAAGTTTGTCGAAGGTCTTGGAAAAGCCGAAGAACAGGGATCGTCTGCAATTAGTGTTTTAGATAGCATGGGAATTACAGAAGTTCGACTGAGAGACAGTTTGCTTCGTGCAGCCAATGCTAGTGGAGTTTTCGCCGGTGCCGTAAAAATGGGGAACGAAGCGTTCGGAGAAAACACCGCTCTTGCTGAAGAAGCTGGTAAGCGTTACGAGACAACAGAATCCAAACTTAAGATGCTGAGAAACGAAGCAGTTAACGCTGCGATTGATTTGGGCGGTGCGTTTGTTGATGCATTAAGAGATGGCTTAGAATCTAGCAAGCCTCTTGTTGAGCAACTAGGAAAACTTGCAACTGCCTTTAGTGAAGCTGACCCTAAAACCCAACAGATGATTGTT